CGACGAAGCGTTTCTGTTGTTCGCTGATAATTTTTCTGACGTTGATGATTTACGAGTTAAAGAATAATTTGGAAAGCACGTATATGGTTCATGAGTGCCGCATGCAAGGTGCGGGCGATCCAAGCTATTATGATAGAGTAGAAAAATTGAAATAAAGCATGCCGTGGCTCCGGATATGTGAGTGCACGGTTTTTATTTAGTCATGAAGGGGGATTTATGAGTGTAATTAGTCGTGTTCATTTTAATTTGACAGTTCCTGAAATTAACCTCACATTTCCTAAATTGTTTTGTTATGCTAGTAGAAAATCAAAGGCGGGAAAAAGTGTGGACGTTGATCAAGAAATTACGAAACTGGGCATTCAGTTGGCAGGAATCGCTGTTAAAAATACTGCGACAGTAGTTAATGATAAAATTCGAGCAGCCAAAGCGAACCGTGACAGCAGACAAACTATTGCGGAGTTGTCAGATTTAGTTCAAGAACTTGTCAGTGAAAAGCAAGAGCTACAATTGATTGCGCAATCCTTTGAAAAGGAACTTGTGGCACAACAATTGACGGAGGAAGATATTCAATTTGTCAGCAAGACGGTCGTTCCTGTATTTGAAAAACTTAGTGAGAGCACCATGGGGGCAGAAAAGCTTGAGGAAACAATGGCGGTAATTGAACCGCTATTATCACCAACTACCCTAAGAGTGATGCAAACACTTGGTTTTAACTTCAAAAAGGCGGTTGGCGAGCCGTTGACAAACTTGTCCAACAATAAAATAAGCAGTTTGGGTGATATACAAGATGTTGAGCTAATTAAAATTAGGGAACAGAAAGAGGTCGAAATCTTTAAGATTATTCAAGACCCGGAAGCGTACGATCGAATGTTAACTATGCGAGGTGTGTAGTTTATTTTGTCAATCGGAAACGATTGTCTTGTATGTTGATGGGTGCAGGTGTGATAGTATTTTTCGGAGGCAGGTTACGTGAAAAACAAATCAATCATATTTTGGGTTATATTATCGATAATCACTTCCTTTCTAGTCACTACTTACTTTTGGCTAGCTGAAACGAAAGTGCCAAGTTTCGTGGCGGAATGGGTTAGTGCGTTTGGTACTGTCGGAGCTGTGGCGATTGCTCTATATATACAATTTAGAAATGAGTCGATCGTCAAAGTTCAAAATAATCTCAATAAACAAAATGCAGTGTGTTTAACTTTATTAAACGATTTATCAGATATTAGAAACGAACTAAATGAAGTTTTGGTGCAGCTGTCTAATGCATTTGCAAAATCCAACGTATCAGATGACAATACCATCACAACCGATGAGGTTTTAGTTTTAAAAATCAAAGCATCAAATATTTTGTCCAAAAAATGGCAACTAAACTATAGGCTAGTTGAAATTTTAAATGAAGGGGAACAATATGAATGTCGATTAGCACTCCAGAATATGTCTGATGTGGTTCTTGAAAAAATAAATAGTTCTGAATCAATATCTGATTTAGTTTCTATAATGAATAGTAATCCTTATCAATATATAGATGAAATTCGCAATATAATTTCAACAAAATATGAACGTATCAATTCACTAAGTGTGATTAGATTTTGATTAGTAATGTTTTCTTATAAAGGAAATAATTAATTGTTTGTGAATGGTTGTTTAACATTCTTCTTCGAATTATTACATGGGCTGCATGATTTTTAAAAACTAATTTGAAACGGGTGGTCAATCGGAAACGGTTGGCTTTTTATTTTGCACTGAAAAGGAGTGTCGACATGCACAAGAACTTAATGGGTAAGTTGATTAAGAGTAACAATGTCAATCGTGGGGAATACACGTACATTTATTTTGCTAATGAATTAGTTGATATAGCTACTAACGGTGGTAAGCAGTATTCACGCAACACGGCGTTTGATGGTCGATTCGATGAGAGTGCATAGGTGTGCAAAGATTGGTTGCCGTGAGTTGATTAAACCAGGTTGGACATATTGCCAGCCACATTATGAAGCACGCATGAAGAAGTATGTACATGCTAAGCAAGCTAATGCAGACCGCAATGCTAAAACATTACGTGGACAGTATGAACTATCACAGGCAACCAAAGAGTATGACAGTACAAGGCGCCAAGAGCTTCATGATGGCTTCTATAACACCAAGCAGTGGAAGAAGATAAGCGCATACGTTAAGAGTCGTGACGGATATGCTGATGCTATTAACGGTAGGCTATGGGATGACGGTGAGTTGATA